AGTCTGGAAATCAGAACTGAGAAGTAATTGTGAAAATTTTATCTACAACGATCATCTAATGAGCTATGATATTAAAAAAGATCAAGCATCTATGGGGTTGTCTGCAATATGCAGTAGAGCAAGGAAAGAAGGTCGTAGAATTTATTTCAGTGGTCAGGGAGCCGATGAAATTATTAGCGACTACGGATTTGGTGGAACAAAGATATATAAACACAGTTCATTTGGTGGTAAATTTCCGCAGGATTTAAACGGATTTTTTCCTTGGCATAGTTTTTGGGATGGTACGCAAGTTCAGTATCTAAACAAAGAAGAATATGTTGCAGGACATTTTGGAATAGAAACTAGATATCCTTTTTTAGACAAAGCATTGGTACAAGAATTTATATGGTTAACTGCTGATCTTAAAAATAGCAAATATAAAAGTTGTCTAGATGAATATCTTAAAGTAAACAATTTTCCTTATCAGTTTGGGGAGAAGAGAGGGTTTCACGTTGTGGACAAAGGAAAAAAGGTCAGAACCGTATGAGTAAAATTACAGTGGTATTAGCAGGCGATAAAAATTATAAGCCTTTTGTAGAAAAAGGAAAAAAAATTACAGAAGCATTAGGGTATCCGGTCAGTGTTTATGATCTAGGAGGATTGGGCTTTGGAACCCCGTTTGCCGGTAGATTTACTGACGAACCCAATGCTAAAATACCTTGCAAGCCAAGAATAATTTTAGAGGAATTAAAAAAAACCATTGACGGAGATTATGTGGCATGGTTGGATTCCGATGCTATTTTGCTACAACGCATTGACGAAATTATGGAGGACTATGATGTTGCTGTCACTGTTAGAGTCCTTAAGCGTAAGTCAATAGAACATTCATTGCCAATTAATGCAGGAATTGTTTTTGTAAAAAAAACAACCGCAGCATTAAACTTTGTTAATAATTGGATAGATTTATCAGAACAAGGAATCAGTGATCAGCCTCCTTTGAACAAACTTTGTTCGGTAGGCAGTAAAGATATGGATACCACAGTGGTGAGAAATGGCACAAAAATTAAAGTGTACACTTGTGAAGTTTATAATAATTTTTACAAATCGGGTCTCGAAGCACTCAATAGAAAGTCTTCAAAAGTTAAAATTGTGCATTACAAAAGTAAGTTACGGCATTTGTATCCATTATAGGTTCAAACTAAATTGTTGTTAATCTATGCAGCAATAAATAATCGTATGAAGATATTCGTGGGCTACGATGCTAGAGAAGACATCACTTATCAAGTGTGTGAGCATTCAATCAAACAGCACCAACCCAAAGCCGAAGTTCTACCACTCAAAATGAAAGAGTTGCGTGAGGCAGGACTGTACACACGCCCCATCGATCCACTCAGCACTACCGAATTCACTTTCAGTAGATTTCTCATTCCCTACATGACCAACTATGCCGGTTGGGCAGTGTTCTGTGACTGTGACTTTGTGTGGACTGCGGATGTGGCTGAATTGTTTGCCCAAGCAGATGAACGTTATGCAGTGATGGTGGTCAAACATGATTACACTCCTGCACCAGGAGTCAAGATGGACAATCAAAAACAGATGCCCTATCCTAGAAAGAATTGGAGCTCCATGATACTGTGGAATTGTGCTCATCCTGCCAACAGAGCAGTCACCCCTGAACTGGTCAACAAAGAAACAGGTCAGTATCTACACAGATTCAGTTGGTTGAAAGATGAGGAGATTGGCAGTGTGGATCACAGTTGGAATTGGTTGGTGGGTTGGTACAAAGCACCCAAAGACGGTGAGCCCAAAGTGCTGCATTACACAGAAGGTGGACCTTGGTTCAAAGAATACCGAGATTGCGAATATAGTAATGTTTGGAAAAAATATCTAGCCAACATGCTTAAAATAAATTAAAATTTAAATCATGTCTCAAAAATATTGCGCAGTGACCACATTCAATCAATCAGGGTATGACACATACGGTCATAAAATGATTCAATCATTCATTAAGAATTGGCCCGTGGAAGTACAGTTGCATGTGTACACAGAAGATTGTGTGGTGAAAGAATCAGCACCAAACATAATTGTGAAGGATCTGCATCAAAGTTCTCCGGCTTTGGTAAAATTTAAACACACATGGAAAGATGTGCCCAAAGCCAACGGCGATGTGAGCAAGGATCCTGTGCGCAGCAAGAGACGAGATGCTGGTAAAGGATTCAAATGGCATGCTGTGAGGTTTGCCCACAAAGTCTATGCAATATTTGACTGTGCTAGAGAAGCCGATGCAGATTTTTTAATATGGATGGATGCTGATATGTATTGTCACAGCGCTATCTCCATGCAAAATATTGCCACCATGATCACACCCAACATGGATCTTGGCTATCTAGGAAGAAAAGGCAAGTATCCAGAATGTGGGCTGTATGCTATGAATTTAAAATCTGATATAATCAAAAACTTTTTGAAAGAATTCCAACGTGTGTATGATGAGGCCGAAAATGGAATATTCCTCATGGAAGAATGGCATGACAGCTATGTGTTTGAGCAGATCAAAAATAAATTTCCACAGATGAGACAGCTGGATTGGTCAGCACATCTGTATGATTTGAGACCGCGTGCTGGTGCAACATTGGGCGAAGGTCATCCTCTGATCAATAGTGCTTGGGGAGCCTATCTTGATCATCTCAAAGGCAGTAGAAAGAAACTAGGTCGCAGCAAGCCTGAAGATCTCAAAGTTCAAAGAACAGAATCTTATTGGAAATGATTAATTTTATATCTGTAGAGGGAACAGATTACGGTGTCAGTGAATTTACTCAAGGCAGCGGTGGAAAATTTGTCACTCAAGAAGAAATGTGTGCAAATACCATATTACCTATGTGTTGGGCAGGTTTTTTTAGACCTCAGTGGTTAGAAATTTGTAAAAAGCACAGTTTAAAATTTTACAATTTAGATAATGGATATTTTGGCAACAAGAAAAAGAAAATAATTTTTAGGCTAAGCGTTAATAATTTTCAAAATATCGATCCTATCATAGACAGACCAGCAGATAGATGGAAACAACTGGGTCTTGATCAGTATTCTTTTGAGCAAGGATCTTCAATTGTCGTTGTGCCCCCTGACAGAAAAATAGCTCATACACTTAGTTTGGGGTCAGAAGATCAATGGATCAACAACACAGTTCTTAAAATAAAAAGTTTTACAGACCGTCCTATCAAAGTAAGAAAACGTCCAGAACCTCGAACTGATAGAATAGTTTCAAACAATTTTAAAAATTTTATCAAAGACGATACTTTTTGCGTGGTAGGATATGCGTCCAATGCATTAGTTGAAGCAGCCATGCATGACATACCAGTAATATCTTTAGGACATTCTGCTACAAAAAGTCTATACAAGTATCAATTAGAAGACATAGAAAATATTAAACCTGCAGATAAAAAATTAAAACAGGCTTGGCTAAATCATTTGGCTTATTCTCAATTTACTAGAGACGAGTTGTTGTCTGGAAAGGCTTGGAAATTACTTACCTCCGAACCTAGCAGCATACGGTCCGGGGCCTAAGTGTCTTCCAAACTGGGTGCGATCATGTGGAGAGTTATGACCAGATATAGGTGCCCAGCAAAATAACCTTTTACTTTTTAATCTTATGGTTTCATATCCTACCTGTTCCATCAGCGTGCAGCACACATCAATGTCTTGATTGACCTCAAAAACTACCCAAGGTCTCTGCTGTTTAATTAAATCCATTGCTCCTTGCAGCACTTCCAATTCCCAACCCTGCACATCTATCTTAATTAGATCCACATCCATAAGATTCTCGAGATCCAACTTAACCACAGGCACAGTGTAGTCAGCTCTTGCTCCCGGTCTGGACAATTTGCCATCTCCGCAATTTTTTCCTCCTTGACGGAAATCAGCTGTGCCTTCAAAATTAGCCACTGCCTTGGTTCTAATCTCCATGAGATCGCCCACATTGTGTCTAAGACATTCTATGTTTTGTCTGGAAGGTTCATAGCCTATAACTTTTTTGAATTGTTTAACAAAGGGCAAACTCCATACTCCCACGTTGGCACCCACATCCACGAATGTTCTACGATTGGGTAGATGTTCTAGAATGTGTGTGCGATACTTGCCTTCATAACTGGGTTCCAGCATGTTAGTGTCAGATTCCAAATGCCTAGACATTTTTTGATCGTCTTCTGGTACCATCCAACCGTTTTTTAAATTTTTCATTTGTTTTTTCCTATTCTTTTACTAGAACATGATCCCAACCACGGGGACATATTGCTTTAATTTTATAACCTAACTCTTCAGTTACATATTTTAAGGTTTCTCTTTCAAAAAATACTTCCAATACTATTATAGGCCAGTCTCGTGTAATAGTTTTTAAACCACCTTTAATATTAGCCATTTCATAACCGTCTGTATCTATTTTAATATAATCTATATTTTGCAGATTGAAATCATCTAAACAATAAAAAACTTTATCTGTCATATTTTTACCGGTGCCTCTTCCTAATCTTTCAGGATTAGGACTATCGCCTAACGGAATTCTAAAATGAGTTACTTTATTTAAATCTACATTAAAAGGAAAATATTTTCTAAATCTTGGGTCAAAGCAATACACATGTTGAAAATGATTGAACAAATATCGAGTGTATTCACCATCACGACAACCAATATCTATTGCATTTCGTACTCCTTGAATAAAGGGCAAACTAGTAAGCCAAGTTATCTTACAATGATGATCAGGAAACTCTTGGATTCCATCGGGACTATAGAAAAAATCACGTTTGTACCATTCAGGTTGATATAAATCTTTTTGGTACTCAGTGGGTATTACGGGGTAGTTCATTTATTTTCCTGTTCGTTAATAATTATTGCACATTGCATAATAACCTTTCCGTCATTATTTTTTTCAATCAATTCTGTTATTGGCATTCCTGAAGTTCTTAATTCTTCTATAAATTTAGCTACTCCTGGAAACTTTGCTGGATATGTGTCATCAAATATTATAATTTTGCTGTCTTTGACTTGTTCATAATCCCATTTAACTGTGGAATATGAGTGGCCACCATCAATAAAAACCATATCAAATATCAGCGGTCCGATTAATGTATTGTGCGTCCACCCCTTGATTAATTTGTAAGATTCTAATAATTCATTCTTAACATACTTATCGCATCGTTCTTTGATAGTGTCGTACGATGCAGATTCTTTTCCATTGTGTTCCATTTCCCCTGTAATAGGATTTTTTGGATATTCAAATGTGGGTCTTTCGGCCATCTCGAATGCATCATAACCAAAGTAATCAATTTTATATCCAAGTTCTTTTGTAAGTGGCGTTAGAGACTTTAATGTTAATCCCTCATGACACCCAATTTCACAGAATGTTTTTGGTTTATATTTTTCTATCAACGGTTTAAAAATCGCATTCCATTTATAATCTTTCATATATATTTCCTTAAAAAATTCCAAGCCTCCCCAGATTTTAATTCTGCAAAATTCCAATGACACATGGCTAAGCGTTCAATCCAATGTTGCCTATCGGGCAATATAGGATTCTCTATGTGATTCAGATCAGTGTGAGCCATTGTATAACTCTGACTGTGTGCAGGTTCAGGATCTGTTAAGAATGCAGGAACTCCTTCTATAATACTGGCCACGCTGGGAGAACTGTTGTACACCACTGTGGCCCAAGCGTTGCGCAGATCTTCAATCAGATCGGCCTTGTTGCTTAATGAAACATTCTTGTATTTCAATTTTAAAGTGTGCATGATTTTTTTATCACCTGGATGTGGTCTTACAATTATGGGTCTATTAGAAACCTGTTGAATTTTTTTTATTGTGGCATCCAACCAATCTATCACATTCAATCCAGTCATGCTCCATCCACCATTTCTTTGCAAACAGATAAG